ACGCACGACGACGGCAAGGTTCAGTTCGAGCCAGTCTTCATCGGTCGGTTCATCGACAGGTTCCTGTGGAGTCAGGCGGAGAAGTACATCCTGTCGAGTGCGACTATCCCGAAGGGTAGTTTCCTTGAGGAGATTGGCCTCGGTGAAGACGACATTAAGCGAATCAACGTGCCGTCCACCTTCCCGAAGGAGCGCCGTCCCGTGATTACGGACTACGTTGGGAAGATGACACGAGACAAGCGTCGTGAGACGATTCCCAAGATGGTTGACAAGATAGAGGAAATCGCCAATCACCACAAGGGAGAGAGCGGCTTCGTTCACTGTAACAGCTACAACATCATGGAGGCCCTGTACGAGCGCCTTCCGAAGTCCATTCAGCGCCGTACCATGACTCAGGATAAGGACGACCGCCAAGGCTCGTTGGAGAAATGGTTCCGCTCGAACAAGCAGATATTCCTCTCCGTGGCGATGGACGAGGGTATCTCTCTGGACGACCAGCGTGCCCGCTGGCAAGTCGTCGCCAAGGCGAGCTATCCGTTCGTCGGAGACGAGCGAGTCTCGTATCGCCTCAACGAGTTGAACGATTGGGACTGGTACAATAATCAGGCCGCCATCAATCTCCAGCAGGCAGTCGGTCGAGGGATGCGCTCCAAGGAGGACTGGTGTACGACGTACCTTCTGGATAGCTCATTCCAGACCCTACTCAACAGGAACCGCAATTTGTTCGAGGACTGGTTCCTCGAATCGGTCAACTGTGACCCTGCTGACCATATTGACGCCATGGTCCCCGAGACGAAGTTCAACCTGTCAGCCTGACCGAAAGTTTTTTAAGTCTGTGTCACGTATAGTTACACAACAATGGAATACTGTCTTGGTTTGATTGCTGGTGAGGGATGTTTTACTATTGGAGTACGACACGCTGACGGAAAACTTTACCCGTGTCCGAGTGCGGTAGTAAAACTCAAGGATAACGATTATAAGAGCATCTCTCTACTACGTGAGAGATTCGACAACATTGGGAAGATAAATGACATCAATGGGAGAGATATGGTACAGTGGCGAGTGTCTGACAAGGATGGGTTGTCTCACCTTGTAGAAACCATTCGTAACGCTGACTGCAAAGGTTGGGAGTTGAGCCACAAGTACGAAAACTTCCAAACGTGGGCCAAGATTGTTGACGTTTACTGTGATGGTGACACTACAAGTGAGGATGCTGTCGAGATGTTCAGAATAGCGAGGGATAAGTTGAATATGGATAACGGTCGTGATGTTGATTGGGACGCCTACATTTCAGAGGCGAGGCAAAATCCATATGGCTTCATCTGTGGAGCCGAAAAGTCTGCATCAAATGGCGTATGTGAACGTACAGTCCCGTCAGAAGGGTCTACCTGTTGGGACCACTAACCGGAAAACTTATACCGATAGCCCGCCTATTACGACTATGACGATGAACCAAGTCTACCACGAGGTGTACGACTACCTGTATGTCCATGGTCGCTCCGAGTTGGACGAGATAATCGACGCCATCGACAACGACCCGAACACTATCTACGGTGCGTGCAAGCACCTTCGGTGGGACGACTATCTCGGCTGTGACACCTCGACAGAGGAGTGGTGGATTGAGACAGAAGTGCCGGGACTCTGCCCTGAGTGCAACGGCGAGTGTGGCTATGGCGACACTATCGAGCTTGTCTGCACCGAGTGCGACTGGGAGCAGACGTGGACGTGTGGCAACTGTGGAGCCGAGGAACACGACGCCATCGAGTTCGAGGGAGTCGAGATTGACGTGACCTGCGAGAGTGTCTACATCACTCCCGTCGATGGTGGCAACGGCTTCGCCTTCACCCATGGACAGTTCCAGCTAATCATCGACCACTTCGCAGGGAGTGACTATGCTCAGTAGTGTCACTCCGACGAGGCCGCTGTCCCGAGGGCGCAGTCTGTCCCATCAGCGGCGGCCCTCAAGATGATGACAGGAGCGTACCTGATGCTTGGGCTGTGGCTTCCGGCACTGGCAACAGGTATTGGCTCACTGCTGTGGAGCGGTGTTGCAATTTGGAGGAGCGCATGACACGAGAAGATTTAGAGAAGGAAGTTCGTAAACGGATGAACGGAGAGTACGAACCTCAAGAAATTCAGGAAGATATTTGCGAACATTGTTCATCTGCCGTTGACGAGAATCCATACACTGAATCGATACCCGAGCATGGTGGTGAGAGTGAGCATAGAGTAGTGTGGTGTGACGAACAGTGTAAATCCGAGTGGCTTGACGAAAGCCTTAAGTAGATAGCCACCCTCTTACCTAATACGATGAGCGAGACAACTCAGACCGAACTCCGTGACGCTATCAACTTTATGAAGAACGACTCCGGTAGTGGCACGAAGGCTCGCAAGCAGAACCAGTTTACCGAGGTCTACCAGCCCGAAGTTGCACACATCGTGGCAGGAGAACGCTACGATGATGCAGGAGTCGGACCAGCCACAGCACAGTCTGCTACGCAGACTGTATTTCCTGACCTCGACATCGACGCCTTCCCGACGACCAGCGAGGCACTGACCAGCGTTAGCGGTGGAGACAACGAGTCCTTGGACGAGCTTGTCTCCGACCTCGACTCGATTGCTCGACGCTCTGGCAACGACCAGAAGGAGTATCTCGCCTACTGCTTGGAGAAGCACCGTGAGCCGAGCCTCGTGACGCTCGCCCTGTTGGACGACGAGTCCATCGGCCTTGGCACGAGCCAGATGCGAGAGGCATTCTTCGACGGGACGCGAGATGAACGGAAGCGAGCAGAAGCCTTCGTTTCAACTACGGCGGAGTTTATTCGTCTGGCACAGGAGGACAATCTTCCCGACAGTCCGACCGTCAGCGAACCCTTCGAGCCAATGCTGGCAGTACCGGAATCTCGTGGCGAGCCAGACAACGCTGTGAGCCAGAAGAAAATCGACGGGTATCGCCTACTCCTCCATATTGACAACGGTGAGGTAACGGCATTCTCTCGTGCAGAGAACGACGTGACTGAGAGTCTGCCCGAACTGAACGAGATGGACTACCCGCCGGGTAAGTACATCGTGGACTGTGAAGCCATCGCTGAGACAGGTTCGTACTCTGACACCAGTGAGCGTATCGGTCGCTCTGCTGAGAACGTCTCTCGGGGTACGGAGATGCACTTCGACGTGTTCGACATTATCGTGTATCAAGGACACGACGTTTCTGACTCTGCCTTCGAGGACCGCTTCAACATGGCCATGGAGTTCGTCAACGCGACTGACGACGACCGACTCAAAACTCTACCTGTCTGGTACGACGTGGAAGCCGCCAAGGACGCGGCCCTCGAAGCAGGTGAGGAGGGCGTCATCGTCAAGGACAACCGCGCTCCCTACGAGTTCGGTAAACGGTCCACGGCATGGCAGAAGCAGAAGATGGACGACGAGACGTGCGATGTCGTCATCACTGGCTTCATGGAGGGCGACGGTGAGGGGACCGGCACGCTCGGTGCTGTCGAGATTGAGAGTGCTGATGGTGTTCCTCTCGGTCGGAGTGGCTCTGGCTTTACGGACTCTCAACGAGAGGCCGTGTGGAGCAATCAGGACAAGTACATGGGAGCAGTCATAGAGGTCGAGGCACGTGGCCTCGGTACTGGTGACAACCTCCGTATGCCTATCTTCAAGCGTCATCGTCCCGAGGGTGAGGCCGACGACTTCGCCCGCATCGAGGAAGTGATGGATGATGTCTGAGCTTGCCAAAGAGCTTGCGATGGAACGCCTGAAACGAGAGATGGAGCTGAACTACAAAGGCTTCGAGGAGCTTCGACCTGACATGGCGAAGAAGATGTGCGCCAAGGAGTTCGTCGCAGACGCTTGCCGTCTGCTGATTGCAGACGAGGAGCTATAACCAAAAGACTTAAGTGGGTTGGGACACAATAACATGGTATGTCCACGACAGATGCGGGCAGTGCGTTCTGGACAGAGCAGGAGAAGTACCACGAACTGGCCAAGGCCTTCGAGCAGAACATCGAGGTGACGCACCCGAGCGGCGCTTCGTGCTTCTGTGGTGAGAACTGTCCTTGGGCCGCGACGACAGTGACGTACTTCGAGTACAACGGACCCAAACTATGAAATCACCAGACGACGCAAGCTTTCAGCAGTGGAACGAGAACCCTGAACCATCCGTAGGGACGTTCGACCCAATGACGATTCTCGATACAGGCGGGAGCTACGACGCTTATCTGTGGCACTCGCAGGAGGCATCGGAGCAGTGGCTTGCCTACGACGGTAATCTCGTAGAGATTACCGAGTAACCGCAAAGCTTAAGTGCGGATAGCTCGTCTATTCGCGTATGGATAGTGAGGAATGGCAAAAGACGCGAGCGGAAGCAGACATCGCAGAATTTAAGAACGCAGTCGAAGAAGCGACAGTCGAGACTGTTGACGTACCGGCTGGTCGCAAGGACGTAGAAATCGCCTTCGAGCGAGACAGGCTCACTCTTTCTATGGATGACGTTATCGACATGACAGAGAGTGAGTACTATGTCGAAGGCTAAGTGGTACTGCCATGGGTGCGAGACGCATGGCGGCGGTAGTCCTAACTATATGACCATGCAAGAACATATCGACTTTGCTCACGACGGCGGAATCGTGAGGATGGAGAAAGTTTAAGTACCCGTATCCCCTATTACGAGTATGGACATTGAGAACTTGGAATCGCTCGACATTGAGCTTCCATCAGAGTTTGACGGTCTACCCGTCTTTCTTGTCGGCGGCGCGACAAGGGACTGCATCAGAGGCCTCGAACCAAAGGACTATGACCTAATGGTCGCTGAGGTGACTCCATCGGAGATGGAGTCGCGTGGCTTTCTGGAGATAGACAACGCCAACAACGATACATTCGCCGTCTTTCAGGACAGTCTTGGGCGAGAGGTTGCTATCGCCAGAGAGGAAGAGTCTACCGGTGACGCCCACGACGAGTTCGCTGTCGAACCTGTACCAGCTTCGGTAGAAGCTGGTGAGGCAGTCTCTCGTGACCTAAAACGTCGAGACTTCAGTGTGAACGCAATGGCTTTCGACGTTCGGTGGGAAACGCTTCACGACCCACATGGTGGGGTTCAGGACTTAGAGGATGGAGTGCTTCGTGCAGTTGATGAGAGTGCATTTCGCCAAGACCCATTACGCATCCTTCGGGGTGCAAGATTTTCCGCACGCCTCGACGCAGAAATCGAGCCTGCCACGAAGTCGCTAATGACGAATATGGTCAGTGAGCTTGATAGTCTTCCACAAGAGAGGGTAAGAATGGAACTTGAGAAGTGCTTGGTTCAGGCAGATGAGCCGAGCCGGTTCTTCCGAATCCTCGATGACATTGGTGCGTTGAAAACAACGTTTCCCGAGCTTCATGAGCTTAAAGGTGTTCCAGCAGGACCACCAGAATACCATCAAGAAGGCGACTCGTTCGACCATACGATGATGGTGTTAGATGAGATGAAGAAGCTCCGACCAAATGATGAATTAGCTCTGTTAATGAGTATCAGCCACGACATGGGCAAGGCGGCCACTGAGCAGAGTCAGTGGCCGAACCACCCTCGACACCAGATGACCGGTGTTCCGATATTGAGGGACATGGCCGAACGGCTCGGTATGTCAAACGAGCAGGAGAACGCTATGGTTGAGGCCTGCCGTCTGCACATGCGCTTCCACGACGTGGAAGACCTACGTTCTTCGACGGTCGTAGACATGTGGCAGGAGATGCGCAACTTCCATCGACTTGTGTCTCTCGCCGTAGCCGATAGCCGTGGGCGGGAGCCTGCTGGTGAGTTCAATCGTGAACTCTCCACCGATAGGTTCGACGCGGCACGTCGAGCCTGCGACGAGTGGACAGGCCAGCGCCTTATCGAAGAAGGGCACGACCCTGACGACATGGGCGGCGAGCAGTTCGGCAACCTGCTCCACCAGAAGCGTGTCGAACGCATGAGGGAACTGGAAGATGATTGAAGTTCTCGTCATGCCATATTTAATGGGGTCGTATATCACGTTCATGTTGTGGCCACCACTGCGCGGATTCGGTGATGGAGCGAGCATGGTCAAGAAGGAAGATGAGACAGGCCTCGAAGTCATCCGTAAGTGGCTGACGGCAAGCCTGTTCTGGCCTGTCACGCTCGGCGTGGCGCTGTATCGATGGGCTGTCGGATACGCTATTCCATGGCTCACTCAACCGAAGAATGAGTGACGACTGGCTACCGGAACGTTTATTAAGGTAGCACTCTTTTCTTTGGACGTAATGCAATTCGAGACTCGCTACGATAAGCGAACAGACATGGGTGGCATCGAGACTGTCGTTGAGACACACGAAGTCTCCGAGGACGAGATTGCAGAACTCCTCGACATGGCACTCGCTGGCTCCCTCGATGGCGTCAGTGCAGAGACTATCCAGACAGAGATAGAGCGGCGTTCTGAATAGCCCGATAGACTTAAGTAGATAGCAACTCAATAGACTAACGTAATGGCAAACCGAGAAACTTGGCTCGAACAGAACTTCACGCTCGTCGTCATCAGTGTCGTGCTGATGGTGTTCGTCGTGGCTCCGCTCGTCTGGACGTTCTGGCTCGCACCGACTGTGTTCACTAACAACGCGGAAGCTGGTCAGGACATCGCGGAAGATAGCATCGACGCAGACAAAGCGTTGCAGGACTACCGAGAGTTCCGCTCGAAGTGGTACGCGATTCAGGAACAGCATGAACAGACGCAGAACTACAAGGAGGAGGATGAACGATTCCACAACGTGACGTGGCCTGATGGTGAGTGGAAGGAGCATCGTGATGCTCGAACCCGCCACGGTCGAATCCACGACCGCATCACTGGCTCGCAGAACCAAGAGGAAATGCTCATCGCAGAGTACAACGCCATGCAGGATGACGCCACGACCGCTATCTATCAGTGTGGTCTGCCCAACCGAGTTGACAAGAAGCTGTTCATCTCGGACGGTGCAGGTGTGAGCTACACCTCGGAGGAAGCACGTGACCGCACACCTCCAGAATCACCAGAGGATTGCAAATTCAGCGGCGACCCTGACCCCGACTCGGACTCGTAACGCTTATTAACCAACAACCCGTTTCTACAAAAGCAAACATGAACTTCAAACGAAAGCATATCGCCCTGTTCGCAGTCATCGCACACTGGCAGGGTGCGTGGACGGTAGCGATAGCACGAACGACGCAGAAGAACTCGGTGAGAGTACTGGTAACAACATCGACAACGTGACAGTCGGTTCCTCGTATCAGTACGAGGTCAAGGTGACTGAGAAGAATCAGATGCAACTGGTTCAGGCACAGCCGCCATTCCAGATGGAGTCCTCACTTGAGCGACAGAACCTCATCAATCGATACCAGTACCTCAATGACGAGAATAACGTCCACCACGTCTACGCCATGTCGAACGACGGCAAGGTCATCGGCTATTGGGTCGCCCAAGGGAAGGTATCCTCAGTGAACTCAAAGCTCACGAACGACGCACAGATTGTCCAAGCGCCTCAACACGCAGAACACAGCAACATCGGTGATGGTGACGAGTACTTCACCGTCGAGTCGCCACAGATGGATGGTTCCTATGGGACGAATGGGAACGCCATCTTCTTCTTTACCACGTCAGGAAACTACGTGGAGTGGAATGGCAAGTACGTCGTCTCCGAGGAGCCGATGAACATTCAGACAACGGTCAGTCTCGAACAGCAGGTTGACACTGACGGCAACAGCACGAACTCGACCGATGGCTGATTAGGCGGCTCTTTTTTTATCGACCGACATGTCAACTTTCTTACAAAAAGACTTAATACGGGATAGCCCAAATAGTAGAGTGTAGATGAACCTGAAACGCAAACATCTCGTGCTGGTTGCAGTCATTGCAATGGTCGCCATTGCTGGCTGTTCCGGCGCACAGACGAGTAACGATGACTCAAGTAGCGGCGACGACCTTGCGGAAGACACTGGCGAGGATGTCTCCAACGTCGAGACGGGCGAGTCGTATAACTATGAAATTAAGCTGACTGAGAAGAACCAGAACCAGCTTGTTCGCGCTCAGCCTCCACAGGTAATGGATTCCTCGCTGGAGCGACAGAATCTCATTAATCGATACGACTACCTCAACGATGAGAACAACGTTCACCACGTCTACCTGATGGACGAGGGGCAGGTCGTGGCCTACTACGTGGCACAGGGTAAGGTGTCCTCTGTCAACTCGAAGCTCACTAACGACAAGCAGATTGTCAAGATTGAGGGAGCGAAGGTCATCGATGACCACGATGGCGCACCCGGCCCGACTGGACCGAACTACAAGGTTGTCGAGTCTCCACAGATGGACGGCTCCTATGGTAGCAACGGAGCGGCCATCTTCTTCTTCACCACGAGTGGAGAATACGTTGAGTCGAGTCTCGATTACGTCGTCTCGGAAGAGCCGCGCAACATTCAGGACGAGGTTATCCTGAAGGAGAACGTTGGCGACGACGGCAACAGCACCGACTCGTAAACTGACAAAAAATTTTAGCGATTTTCTGAGCCGACACCTTTAAGTAGATACCCGAGTAATAGTAAATCGTAATGTTCGGACTTGGCGGAGACGACGACGAGGAACAGACCGAGGAACTCACTGAAGACACCACGGAGGAAGTCGAGGAAGTCGAGGAAGAACCTGAACCCGACCGTGTTCTGCTCGTCAAGGATACAACCAAGACGTTCGAGTACACGGAGCATGACGTGGAGGTGGGCTTCGCCAACGGAGACAGTCGTGACTTCACGTTCGATGAGATGGAGGAGAAGCAGGACGCCTATGTCCTGTACGACTACTTCGGTGGCCTCGACACTGGGTGTGGCAGTCGCCGCGAACTCCGTCCCAATGGAACAAAGAAGGTCGCCACCATCCAGAAGCGCAACCTCAACTTCATCGACACGACTCGACGCGAGAAGAAGGAGATGTCGGAAGAGGTCCAAGAGGAGTGCAACATGGAGCGAGGTGAGGCTGTCCACTACGCACAGGGAGACGACGACCTACATATCGAGGAACTGGACGAGTAGACCATGCACGGTGGCCTGCTCCTGTTGTGGTTCCTGTTCACAGCAGGGATGGCGTTGGCTGGTGTCGCATTCCTCTCGTATCTGCGAGAGGCAATCGAGAACGCAGAACTAATCGAAGGGTATAAGTAGATACCCGACAATTGTTAGATATGGTTCGAGAGACAGAAATCACGGAAGACATCGAAGGAGAGGGAGACGAGCGTGTCAGTGAGTGGAAGGCGGCGCTCCAGAAGGACGAGGAAATCTGGTACGCCGAGGGCTACCTCAAGGCGAAGGCCAAGGCGATGTTCGAGGAGGT